TAGTATCAGCTAATATGAAATTAAAAGATGTTATTTCTATTATAAAAAGAATTGAAAAAAATATTGAATTGAATTTTGTAAAAGGACCTTTGATTAATCAACATTCTTATGAGGTAAGTATTGAAAAATTGGAAAAAACTGGATTTATTATTACAAATAGAATTGAAGATAGTATTGAAGATATTATGAATTCATTGAATTTTGAAGAATAAGATGTTATCGAATCAACCAGTTGTACATGATAGACATTTAGTTAAAGAAATTTTTCATAATATGAAAAGAAATAATGTTCATAGAAATGCATTTGAAATACCTTCTAATTTAACAATAATTTTATGTAGAAATAAAGGAAGTTTGGCTCATAAAACCATACCACATCTTTCAGGATATGAAGAGTACCCAATATTACAACAGAATTTAGAATATCTTGGTATTAATGATTATGTAGTATTGAGTAAAGAGTTACCATGGCAGTGGACTGATAAAATTAGATTGATATTAAAATTTTTACAAGAGGAAAAATGTAATACTGAATTATTAATGTATTGTGATCCAATAGATGTAATTTTCAGAGATTCTCCACAACGAGTTATTGATATATTTGAATCATTTAACTGTGATTTATTGTTTATGTCTACCAATGGGGTTGATGGATATAATTGTATGCCAAATGTTAAACTTTGGGCAGATAGTGATACTGAGAGAAGATATAGATATTTAAACGCTGGAGTTTTTATAGGAAAGACTACTTTTATTAAGGAGTTTTTAGAAGATTCATTAAATTATTGTACGGGTAATGATTGTAGTAATAATGATTGGCAAAAGTATTTAAAGAGTGAACCCGTTGATTTTCCAGTAGGTGGTAGTGATCAAGATATGTTTAGATTTCTTGAACCAAAGTATTATCCCAGAGTTAAAGTTGATTATAGAAATATAATGGCGTATAGAGGTTAATTTTATAATATGTATGATTTAATAATATTGTCGCCGATAATTAATCGTTCATTATTACATAATGAATCACTTTCTGAAATTTTAAAAACTTTGGATGGATTAAAGTGTAAATGGATTATTCATATAAATAAAGTTTTAGATGAATCATTGGTTGAAACTGATAAAAATTTAAGAAGAATATTAAAAAGTAATAATATTGATTTAGATATTAAATTGACAGAACATGGTGGAACTTATATGGATTGGTATGACGCAGTTAAATATTTGGTTAATGAAGGGTCAAGATATGAATCTAAATTTGGTATTTTTTATTTAGAAGATGATTGGGAGCCAGTTGGGGAGTTTAAATTAAAGGATGATTTATTAGAATATTTAAAAGAAGATACTTATCTTGGTTTGGTACAACGAAGTCCAGAAGTTAGTTTTAATCCAGGAATTTGGTCAACTGATGTTTTCAAAAAATTTTTGTTGTATAAAATAAATAATCCTACTGGCAGTCATTGGAATGAAAATCCTAATGTAGAAAGACTTGTTGTTTATCCTATGTCGGAAGTGACTGGGACTATTAAAAATGTATCGATGATATTCAGATTTAGAGATATAGGAAGAAGTTGGATGAAAAAATATAATAATGACCAAAAAACTATTTCAGTGAAATGAAAAATGTAATTTTTATTCCTAATATAGATTTAGGAGATAATAGAAATAAATCATATAGTTATTCCATCAATAGTTGGAAACATTTTTGTGATAAACATGATTGTGAACTTCTTGTGTGGGAAGATTTGTTATTACCTGTTGAACAAATGAAAATAACTTGGCAACGATATTATATGTTTGATATATTAGAGTCAAATAATATTGATTATGATCAAATACTGATAGTGGATGCAGATACAATAGTTCATCCAGACTGTCCTAACTTTTTTACTGAAACAGATGGTAAGTATAGTGCGGTCAGAAACAATGGTAGTTTCGAGTGGGTTAGAAGGTCAGTGGATGGATTCTCTAATTTATTATTTAATGGTGAAGTTCCGTTTAAGGTATGGGATTATATAAATTGTGGATTTCAAATTGTTAATGAGAGTCATAAAGAATTTTTTGAATATGTGAGAAATTATTATTTAGAAAATCAATATGATATACAAAATGCAATAGACCAAGTTAAAGCTGGTACAGACCAAACAATAATTAATTTTTTACTTAGACAACAAAATATAGAATTAAATTATTTATCGATTTGTTATAATATACAAGATTTACATTCTAAACAATTATTATTTATTCATCCACAATTGTGGTTTGAGGATAAATTAATATTTGAGAATTGTGGTTATGTATTTCATTTTAATGCAATTCCACCAAACCCAATGGGTAGAGATACTAGTTATTGGATGGAAAGAACGTATAAAGAGTTATATGAATAAGATAGTATTTTTCTCAGAATCACAAGTGAATGGTAAGATACCAAGAAACTTCGATAATGCTCGTACTGAATATGCGTGGATGATGGCATTAGATGCACCTCATTATAATATAAATAATATACCAACAGAACACTTTGATTTGGGTATTATTATTATACCTAAAAATAATCCTAATGTTGATTTAAAAGTATTTAAGGGATTTTGTAATAAAGTGGCAGTAATGCAAGAAGGCCCACATTGGTACTTTCAAGATTATGATATAGAAAAACAATTTCATTATTATAATACTTTAATAGAGGCAGACTGGGTGTATTGTCATAATAAATCTGATGTAAATTACTATAAAGGATTGGGTTGTGAAGATGTAAGAGTAATGAGAAGTTTGATGATACCAGAAGGATTAATACCAAGAAATGAGTGGGGAGATGTAACAATCATTGGTGGTAATTTTGTTAGTTGGTATGGTGGGTTTGATTCTTATATGGTGGCAAGAGAAATTGGAGATCCAATAACAGCACCATCGATGGGTAGAAAACAAGACCAAGAAGATGCAATAGAAGATATTAACTATATGCCATATTATACTTGGAGAGAATGGATAAATGTTTTATCTCAATTTCATATAGGAGTACATTTAATGAGAACACATGCAGCAGGAACATTTGCTATGAATTGTGCATTTCATGGAATACCTTGTATTGGATATAAAGGATTAGATACACAGGAAACACTCCATCCATTAACTACGGTAGAAATTAGTGATTTGGAAACTGCTAAATATCTTGGTAAAAAATTAAAAGATGATGAAGATTTTTATAATGATTGTAGTAAAACTTCACAAGAAATGTTTAAGAAGTTTTATACAGAAGAAGCTTGGTTAGAAAATTGGAAGAATATTAATGGATAAAATTTTATATGATATAGAAAAATATCCATTTAAGAGTATAGTTAGTAATTGGTTAGATACAAGAGATTTACATAAACTTCATGAAATTAGAGAATATAAGCATTTTGATAGAGAGCATGACCAATCAACTCAATGGCACAAAATGTTTTATAGGATGATTCGTATAGATAAAACATTTGACAAAATTTATATGAATTTTTTGGAGGTTTATATCAAACCAAGATTTGGTGAAGAAATAGTTTATCAGAAAATACCAACATTTAGAGTTCATTTACCTAATAATGTTTCAGTTGGTGAATTTCACAAGGATATGGATTATAGAAATAAAGAATGGGCAGAGAAAGTTAAAGAGATTAATTATTATGTTCCACTTACAAAAGCATATGGTACTAATACAATATGGGCAGAGTCAGAAGAAGATAAGGGTGATTTTAAACCTATATGCTCAAATTATGGTGAGTGTATTGAATGGGAAGCCTCTAAACTTACTCATGGAAATAAAGATAATATAACATCAAATACAAGAGTCAGTTTTGATTTCAGAATTATTCCAAAATCAAGATATATAGAAAGTAATTATTTAACAATCAATACTAAAATTCCATTTGGAATTGGTGGATATTACGAGGTATTATAATGAAAGTTATATTTTGTATTCCAGGAAATAGTTTTTCAAGTGGGTTTTTGAAGTGTTGGACAAATCTTACAAAAGAGTTACATAAAAGAGATATTAAATATGAACTTATTAATGAATATATTCCTAATATTTATCAGGTGAGAGGGTTGTTATTAGGTGCAAATTTTAAATATGGGCCAACCCAACATCCCTGGCAAGGTAAGAAAGATTACGATTATATAATGTGGATAGATTCAGATCAAATATTTGAACCAGATGATTTTTTTAAGTTATTAGAACACAATAAGGATATAGTTTCTGCATTAATTTATAAGAAACCTAAAGGTGATAGTATACATGATATACCAGTTCAATTTGCATGTAATATTGAATCAAATAGACAATTATTTAGTAATGAAGCAACTGGAGAACTTATAAAAGTATGGTCAAATGGTATGGGATGGATGTTAATTAAAAAGGGTGTATTTGAAAGAATAGACTATCCTTGGTTCTATCCAATTAATACAAATGATGGGGTTGGGATTCATGGAGAAGACGTAAGTTTTCAGATTAGAGCAAAAGATGCTGGATTTGATTCTTGGGTAGATACAAGTATTATAGTAGGACATGAAAAAGGAGTAGTATTGAAATGAAACCTATAAGTTTAATTACCCCAAGTCGTAACACCCTAAAATATTTAAAGTGGGCCTACACGTCAATACGGAAGAATATGGGGTATATACACGAGATATGTATGGCAGATGACTTTTCTACCGATGGAACGTGGGAATGGATGAAAGAGATAGCGGACAAAGATATCAATGTAAAAATTCATAGAAATGATGGGCCAACACGATTAGGACACACAATTTTATATGATACTCTCATAAATGATTACGCAACAAATGATATTGTAATGATATTTCATAGTGATATGTACGCGTGTCCTAACTTGGATACGGAGATAATAAAACATTTAGAACCAGGAACAGTAGTAAGTGCAACGAGAATAGAACCACCACTTCACCCAAAAGGTCCCGAGAAGATAGTAAAGGATTTTGGTATAGAACCAGAGGAGTTTGATGAACTTGGTTTATTGAATTTTGTATCAGACCAAGTAGGAACGAGAGAAGATGAAACAACTAATGGTATATTCGCACCTTGGGCAATATACAAAGAAGATTTTCAATCCATAGGTGGCCACGATCCATTATACGCCCCACAATCAAAAGAAGATTCAGATATATTTAATCGGTTTGTATTAGCAGGATATGATTTGAAACAAACTTGGAAAGGGTTTGTATATCATATGACTTGTCGTGGTTCACGATTTAAGGATGGAGCATTCAGAAATCCGGCCGGTCAAGTGTTTATGGATGGTAGGGAAAGTAATGAGTGGTTAATACAAAACCTCCGTAGCACCCGTAATTTCATCCGCAAATGGGGACATATGGTACGGCACGATGAATTGATGTACCCTATCATTCCACCCAAATATGATGTAGGATTTATAGTTGAGAACTGTGATGAGAATCTATTGAAAGAATTAGAGCCGTGGTGTTCTAATATTTACGTTACATTAAATCCCGAACAAATAAGAAATTACATAGAAAAGGAACAACCAGATACCCAGTTTAATCTTACAGAAAAAATCTTGTATCATTCTCAACCGACAACAAACGATGTAATTGTTAGGTTTAATGCTCAACTTCTAACACCTCAGAATTTTCAGATATTAGTGAACTTATCAGATATACTTAAAGAAAGTGGTGAAGTGGGTGAGATGGAACTGGAAATATTTAAGTTTCACGTAAAATCACTTGATAGTTATGAGAAGGAGTTAATAAATGTGGCATGATTCGCTATGGATAAAAGATAAAGGTTGGACTTCAGTAAGAGATTACATAGAAGAAGTTCCAGATTTCCCAATAAAAGGAATATCATTTAAAGATATTTCTCCACTATTAGCAGATGCAGGTATCTTTAGAGGAGTGATTGAAAACATGGGAAATCTCTTATCAAAACTACCTGATTATTGGATTGGGATAGAAGCCAGAGGATTTTTGTTTGCATCAGCACTTGCCTATAAATATGGTGGTGGGGTTGTGATGTGTAGAAAGGGTGGTAAGTTACCACCAACGGTTTTTAGTCATAGTTATTCAACTGAATATAGTGAAGATACTATACAAATCAAACAAGGTAGTGGCACTGCTGTTATAGTAGATGATGTGTTGGCAACTGGTGGAACATTACAGGCCGTCAATTATTTAGCGGTAACGGCCGGTTATGATGTTATAGATAATTTGGTATTGATAGATTTGTTGTATGTTACAAGGATTATTACTACGGCGGGAGATGGGGCAAAGGAATTTGATTTAGAAGTAAAGAGTTTAATACAATATGAATAGAAAAACATGGAAAGATGCAGATAAATCTATTCTGAAATCCTTACCAAGTCCAGAAGGAAGTAGACCATATGAACTCAAAATGAAACAACCAGAGTTGACATTCATGGGAGTTCATGAACAACCAGATTTTGCTACATTATTTATTTTGATGTATCCTAATGGTAAAATAGTTGAACTAAAATCCCTAAAGATATACCTACAACAATACAGAGATATTATTATTTCATACGAGAGATTGATAAATGTTATATTTGAACATATGATGGAAATTTATACACCACAACGATTACGACTTGTATTAGATTGTAATCCAAGAGGTGGAATAATGTCAAGGACTACTATTGATTCAGATTGGGATGCACTTGGTGGTGAAGAAAAGTATCGTGATTGGGGTGAAGATGTTTGGTAAAGATGATATATTAATTGTATGTGCACTTGAACAAGAAACCCAAGGTCAGTTAGAAGATTGGAATGTATTATATACTGGAGTTGGTAAAGTAAATGCCACATATAAACTTACTGAACATTTTGGTACATTTCACAGTAGACCATCAGTTAGACGAGAATATTCTTTGATAATAAATTATGGAACAGCAGGTAGTAGAAAATTACCAATAGGAGAGTTGGTAGATTGTACAAGATTTATACAACGAGATATGGATGCTACAAGTATGGGGTTTTTTAGAGGACAAACTCCATTTGAAAGTCCTAATAATATGGTTTTGGATTTTAGGAATAAACCACTTAATGTAGATTGGGGTAGAGAACATCATATTAATACAATTAAAAAACATTTAGTTTGTGGAACAGGTGATAATTTTGTAGATAAGATAGAAAATGAAATAGTGTATGTTGATGTGTTTGATATGGAGGCATATGCACTTGCTAGAGTATGTAGTCATTATCATGTTCCATTTATATCATTCAAATATATTACAGATAATGCTAATGAACATTCACCAAAAGATTGGGAAGATAATTTAGCTGATGGGATAGTAACATTTAAAGAACAAATATTAAAGGAAATAAAATGGAAGAAATGACATTAGAAGAACACCAAAAAGCATATGTAAATATGGAAAATATAATTGATGAACAAAAGAAGAAAATTATAGAATTAGAACAAGAAAAACAAGATATTAAGAATAAGTTTGATAAACGGGTTCGTGAATTGAGAGAGAAATTCAGCATTGAAATAGAACTTATGGCAGGAGTGGAAGCTGAAAATAGTGAGGTTGTAAAAACTAAAAGTGAACATGCTGTGTTGTTACAAAGTATAAGAATACTATTAGAACATACACCAGATTCTTATTCGGAAATGTACTCGAATTTTGAGAGGATAGTAAAAAAGGATATTAGTCATCAGGTTTCTCATAGTTCATTAACACCTAAACAGAGAAACGTTATTGATAAAGGTCTTGAATATCAAGGTATTTCAAATACAAAATAAGGAAATAAAATGAAAGCATTAGTTACAGGGGGTGCCGGTTTTATTGGTACTAACCTAATAAAAAGATTATTAAGAGATGGACATGAAGTAGTATCAGTAGATAATTATTCTACTGGTAAAAAGGAAAATGAACAAGATGGGTGTCTTTATTATGATTATGATTTATCTCATAATTATGTTAGAAGGGCGAGGCCCCTCCAGGGTGGCGAGAGATATGATGTTATATTTCATATAGCGGCCTTGGCTAGAATTCAACCTTCATTGAAAGATCCTTTATTACATATAACAAATAACTTTATGTCTACTCTTAATGTATTGGAGTTTGCAAGAAAAATAGATGTACCAGTTGTATATGCCGGTTCAAGTTCTAAACATCACGGTTTATATGGTAGTCCATATGCTTGGTCAAAATTTAGTGGTGAAGAATTATGTAAATTATATAGTAATGTATATAATGTACCAACTTCAATATGTAGATTTTATAATGTATATGGAACTCATCAATTAGTGAATGGACCATATTGTACGGTTATTGGTATATTCCAAGAACTATATAAAAAAGGAGAAACATTAACAATAACTGGTAATGGGGAACAAAGACGAGATTTTACCCACGTAGATGATATAGTTGATGGATTAGTAAGAGTTAATAGAGCCATGCACGGTGAGGTAGATATGGGATACAATGGAGCAGAGTTTGAGTTAGGTCGTGGGATAAACCATTCTATAAATGAAATTGCTGATATGTTTGGTAAAGATTATCCAAGAGAATATATTTCCGCAAGAAAAGGTGAATATGATAGGACATTGTGTGAAGATAAAAATACTCAAGAATTACTTGATTGGAATCCTACTATAAATTTAGAAGATTATATTAAAGTTTTTGTAGAAACTCGGAGATTTTTGAATAAATAAAACTCGATGACTTACTATTTATTATTGGAAGGTGATTCCGAAAAAGATGTCTATTTTGACTCAAATGTTTTAGGAGAAGAAAGTTTTGGAACGTTTTATTCTGGTCAAGGTATGGTAGCCTTAACCAACATAGTTAACCAGAAACCTGAATTACTCGAAACCATCAAAATCCTTGATGAGACTAAGAAGTCGTACACCATTACAGAATTCATGGATACTATATCCAAATTTAATATAAAAAGTCCTTGACTTTTATGTGCATATTTCGTAAGATCAGATAGGTTGGGAGAAGTATAATGACTAATAGAGATTATGAGCTTTTTGAGGAAGAATATAGTAAAGAAACTCCCCAAAAATTTAAACATACCAAGAAGAAGAAAACTTGGGAACAATTACAAAAAGAAAAAGAAAGACAAATGAATAAGAAAAAATGGCAAAAGAAAAGGAGAAAGTCAAAAAATGAACAGAATAGTAAGTAGTATTCTATTTATATTTCTATTTGGATGTGAATATGAATTTACAGCAGGAACATATCCAGATGAAATGGAAGGTAATATATGGGTTGAACTTGACCCACGATTACCCGAAGATGGTAATGGGTATTATCATTTAGAAATAGATCCTAATAATTGGCAAACACTCCATAGATTATCAGGTATTGCATATCAGGATGAAGAACCACTTGAAGTATTGAAAGTACGTTGGGAGAGTTCTCATTGGTGGTATCTCGGAGATACACTCGGTTATATTGTAAGTATAGGATTAACTGATGATCTTGAATATGTTAGTTATGATACAAGTTATGTAACTGGGTTTGATGGAAGTGAAGTATCAACCATAAATTGTTGTAGTTATAGTAACGTAGATGGTGAAGTGAATACGATGTTTGCACCAGTTCAAAGTATGGTAGGTGATACAGTTGCAATTAGGATGTATTTTTTCGATGAATGGGATTTTGAATATGATTGGGAAATTTTTTATATTGTATTAGATTAGGAGAAAAAATGTGAAATATGTGTTGGTGGACAATGGGGATAATATTACCACTACGGTTGACCTTGATAGTGAAGTAGGGATTAGTGGTGCAAGAACATACTTTTTAGGAACGAAACGAATTGAATCAAAAGAGTTTGATAAGTTATGGAAAGTAATGACAAAGGATAAATATGATAGATTATTCTATTTAAGTAATAGACAAAATAAACAATACGAATGGTGGAAAGAAGATAAAGAAATAACAGACGATGAATTAGGTTTATTTTAAAAGAGAAAGGTTATGAGTAAAAAAGATAAATTAACTCCCGAACAGGAGAAGGAGTTAGTAAAAATAGTTACTGAAATTGAGGCTGAAGCAATTCAAATGAAAATGGATTATGATAAGAATCCATCTGAAGAAAGTGGCAGCGTAATTTATATACATCAAGACAGTTCATTATTAGAAAATGAAGATGAAAAGTTATCTACGGTAGGACTTGCTAGTAGCTCTCGGGTACTTACCAAAGAACTTAAAAAACAAAAAAAGAAAAAAGGAGATAAATAATGTTAGAAACAGTATTATGGGTGTTTCTTGGAATTTTTATTGGTTCAATAGGTGGAATACTTACTATTTCACTTGTCAGTGCCGGTAAGTTTGAAGATTTACAGACTGAAATTTATGATTTAAGAACTCAACGGAAATTACTTAAAGAAGAAATTTTTAGATTGGATAACCAAGCAAAACCCAAACCAAGAAAGAAACGAAACTATAAATCACGAAATCACAAAAGGTAAATTGTGGATTGTGACCTTTGTTTATTAAAACGAAGAACAAATGTTTATATCGATAACGAATATTTTATCATAATGGATTGTGATTCTTGTCTTGTTCCTATGGTGGTTTGGAGAGAACATACAATGGATGTACCCGACCCAGATAAACAAATGATGGAAGTATTTTTAATAGAAGTATCCAATCAGTTTTATGAAGGTAAGAGTTATTTTATAGACAAAAAACAACGGGCTGTATTAGACCATATGCATTGGCATGCCCGTTTAAAGGAGGAGTAAATGGTATTAGATAGTTTATTGGTAGGAGTGATGTTATTCAGTTCATTTGCAATTAGAACACCAAATGTAGAACCGAATCCAGATGACTATGAAGTTAGTGTTGGATTGAGTCATCCATTATTTTATATCAATCGTCAATGGGAAAGAGAGTTAGGTAATAAGTATATTGATGATTTAGCCTGGGCAAAGTTAGAAGGAGCGGGAGTATATTTTAAACCAGAATATATGAATAAAAATAGTCGTGGTATTAAATACTTGAAGATGGATTGGCGTAGAACTTGGTTGGGTATGACTGTTGGATTTACTACCCGTTCAACAACAAAATATTTAGATGAGTATGAAACATTTATATCAGTTGGCATGAGTAAGAAAAAAACCTATGGGGATATTGAGGTAGAGGTTACATTTGATGGATATTTCCCCCCAGATGAGTATGGAGAAAATACAACGTTTGAATTTGAAGATAAGTTTAAATTATCTTGGAAGTTATCAGATAGGGTTAGGTTATATAATCTTGGTGAGGTTTTTAAATTAAAAGGACAACAGTTTTATAAGGCGAAGGTAGGAATTGAAGTTAGTTTATAATTTATTTCATATATAAAGGTTGTTAAAATGATAAACTTAATAATAAATTTTCTTAAAAGTCTATTTATAAAAGACAAAGAAGAGCCCACGATGGAGGCACTTCATAACATCAGTATTCCAAAGGATACTAAATTCAGAGTAGTAGATGATGCCGGTGTTGATATAGAAACTGGCAAATATGTTGGAGATTATGGAATAATAGAGGAGAAAGAAGAAATGTCAAAATTTGATGAGATTATAGAAGTAGTATTAGAACATGAAGGTGGTTATGTAAACGACCCGAAGGATCCAGGAGGTGAAACCAATTTTGGTATAGCCAAGAGAAGTCATCCCGATGTAGATATCAAGAACCTTACCAAAGAGGGTGCCAAGGAAATCTACAAGGAAGTATATTGGGATAAGAATAAGGTGGAGAGTTTACCCGAAGAATTATGGCATATTTATTTCGATATGTGTGTGAATCAAGGTAAGAGTCGGGCAGTCAAAATCATACAAAGGGCAGTCAATGGTAAAGGTGGTAGTTTAACAGTAGATGGTGGAATGGGACCAATGACAATAGCAGCCATAGGTAAATCAAGGGTAGAGTTAGATAGGATTAGAGCATATAGAGTTAAGTACTACGCAGATTTAGCAACAAAGAAACCAGACTTAGAGAGGTTTTATTTTGGTTGGTTTAAAAGGGCATTAGAAGTGTGAAAAGAATAGCACATAGAACAGATCAATGGGATTATTCAGGTGGTGATGTAGGAAATATATGGGTTGATATAAAAGGAAAACAGTATCATCATATTGTATCTATTTTGAAAACCTATTCTAAAAAGGATAAAAACTTTATAATTGATTATGA